TCACGCCATAACTCTTAACACGATCTTTATTTGTCTTGCTGAAATTGTTAGAGAATGACTGACATTTTGAAAGAACCCAAGGTTCGTGCCATGCATAATCCACATTAAACTCAATTTCAAGATCTAACCTTCCAACAGTTTCAACATCGCTTGTAAACAAGTCTTGTGGATCTTTTGCTGGAAATACTCCATCATAACAGGCGTAATATTCTACTGTTTTTGCATCGGGTGCTGTAGTCCAGTAGTACATTAATCCGGCATATGTTTTCTTTGTGTAACCTTCGCCTTCATTTCCATCATCCAGATCTGTTGCACCAGTTCTATAGTCACGAATCAACTTAACCCAATAATGAAAAATGTCTAAAAGCGGTGTTTTGTTGAATTCTAGGAATTTGACTGATACGGTATTTCCGTAGTCAATATTTCCTGGAACTGCCCATTTCACTCCGCCAAGGCCAGTATATTCAATCTTATTCAGAGTTCCACCTGGTGGTGTAACTGATAAACATGACGCAGCCAACACAGATTGAATTTCACCAATTGCTGTGATTCCAGAATTACCATCTGAAACATAAGCTGGTAGTCCGGGTGGTAGCTTATCAAACCAAATAAAATGATAGCCAGTTACGTAAGGATCGGCCACTCCTGCAGTTGTTCCACCAAACTTTCTTGTTAAAATGTTTTGACCTAGTTCGGCAAACGAGTATTTCATACCCATGTTAGTATCCTCCTAGTTGCTAAGCAACTTTATACTTAATACGTTTCTTTATTACACTAAGAACCGCTTTCCAATCGCCATTAGAAATATTAATAGCTTTGTCGTCAATATAAAAATCCGCTGCAAGTTTCTCAGCGGTAATTCGATCAAAATAAACGCCATGATCTGTTAACCACTTAGAAACCATCTTGATCTGTTCTTTGTGGTCACCACCAAATTCATTGGCATTTTCTTCTGATGCTCTCGTGGTAAATATAACTATTTCGTATCCCTTGTCCCTCAACCAGTTTATAACTTCTTTTGCACCATCAAAGACACCATCATAAACTGTTCCATCTTTATATCCCTTTGAATACTTATGAAGTGTCAAATCAAGATCAATCATTGCTCGTTTTGGCAAAGCTTCATTCTTATTCTCTGGATAAACGGTTCTTATTATTTGTCGTTTCTTCTTCTTCCGGCTGCTGGGAAATGAGTCAATTGCAAAACCCCCGACTGACTCAGTATCTTTAATTTTTTCCAGTATCTTGTCTATATAATTCATTCTATTACCGGCGATCAATTTTATATTTTGTTCTAAACTATGTGGCACATTGTTCATAGTTTTATCTATATATATTAATAAATGAAGATAGAGTATTTGCTAACTAATTTTTTTATGAGGGAGAGTAAACATGTCGAAAAAGAGTAGCGGTTTTATTTTTAGTTGGCCAATGATATTGGCCCTCATCGTTGGATACAATTTTCTTTTTGACGACGATGACGAAAAGGATAACAAGACTATATCAGTCACAGTGGAGGAGGGTGAGATTATCAAAGAAAAACAACCATCTATAGATGAAAGGATAAGTAAGATAGTAGAGAAGGGAACAACTATAATTGAAGATGGCGTGTCTGTCCTTGAAGAAAAAATAGAGGATCTGGACAAGGCATTGACAGAAACAGAAAAGGAGGAACCAAAAGTTGACAAGACACAAGATATCAAACCGGAAGAAGAAGAAACTATTGAAACCAAAAACGAAGTGGAAACTATCAAACCTTTGGAAAAGAAAGAAAAAGCCAAAGGATTCGGAATGAAAAAGCTATGATGTTTAATAAAGCGTTTAGAAACCAAGACTATGAAATTTACTTCAATACAGTATCAGGCGTTGAAGTCATGCAGGGAAGAGATGGAAAAGAAGATCCATTTGCGTTGGATCTCCCCTCACTTCTTGATGTTGGTATTATGGGTCACTGTAAGCATAAGTGTCGATTCTGTTATCAAGGCCATGAAAATGAACCGAATATGAAGCTTGAAGATTTCAAATCTATTATAGATCAAGTAAAGCATCATACGAATCAAGTTGCTTTAGGTGGTCGTGGTGATCCCAATCATCATGAAGATTTTGAGGAAATCGTTAAATATGCTCGATCAAATGGTGTTGTGCCAAACTACACAACCAGTGGAATTGACCTCACACCTGAGCATATTGAAATATCAAAACTGTGTGGTGCGGTTGCAGTTAGTGACTATTATCAAAGTTACACATATGATGCATTGAATAAATTTATGAACGCAGGGATAAAAACCAACATTCATCTTATTTTTCACTATGGTTCATATGGTTCAGTCATGAAAATATTATACGGGTATGATCCTTGGGTGGGTCTTGTTGATCTTGATCGACTGAATGCTGTAATCTTTCTATTATTTAAACCAGCAGGAGCAGGGGAAAAGCTTCCATGGAAACCTCTTGAAGATGAACTGGATAACTTCTCCAACCTCGTATTCAACAACAAAGCAAAGTTCAAAATTGGCATGGATAGTTGTTTGATCAATCATGTTTTGAAAAGGATTGAACCAAATGAGATTCAGCGTATGTCAATTGACTCATGTGAGGCGGCAAGGATGTCAGGATACATTACACCTGATATGAGGTTCATGCCTTGTAGTTTCGCCGACAAAGAGAAATGGGCTATTCCTATAACCAAGAAAAAGGACATTGAATACATATGGAATCGCTCAAGACCATTCAAACAATTCAGACAAATGCTTAAAAAAAATCAATGTTGCCCACTGGGCCTATGAAAAGGAGATACTATGGAATCTATGAAATTAACAAAACAGAATTATGTTGGATTGGCAATGATGGTTGGTATTCTGGTAGTCGGAATCATCGGAGGATATGGTAAACAACAATGGGCTGAAAACATCTATACGTTTCTATCCGTTGTTCTGATGATCATCTTCATGGGAGCGGCGTTGTTTAAAAGTAAATTCAAACCCATCAAACAATTCATGGCCGTTTATTTTATACATGTGCTATTCTGTGTATCACTTGGATGGTGGTGGGTTATGCTATGGTGGATTCTTACTTGTGTTTCAGTTGGAGTTTCAATGAGCAATTACCTAGACGCCATGAAAGGAGCTGTGGAAAGTGAAGCTAAAGGCTGATTTTGTAACTAACTCAAGCTCTTCGTCATTTATTGTAATTTGGCCATGTAGAATTAAAAGTCAAGACGATGTTTCTAAATATATACATCGTCTTGACTTTCAGCCTATTATTTTTAGAGATGCAGTTAAACAGAAGGCAAAAAAAGTCGGTCCTTCCTGTATCAAAAAAATGGCAACTGAACTAAAATGTGGTTGTGTTCGTGGATTAATTGACCACTGGGAATATGAAAAACAATTCTGCAAAAGAGAGGGTATAGAACAACTAAATCTCTATAAAAATCGAGCATGGCGAGATCAGTTCCATGAAGAATATGAAATTCATAGTTCTGCTCAGGCAAAGGAAATGGCGGAGAAGTTTATAAACGAAAGCGGGGATGGTTATGTCTACTATTTTAGCTACGGTGATGAAGACGGTGGAATCTTTTCTGCACTGGAACACGAAAACAACTGGGGAGGACTTCCAAAGATCCACATTAGCCAACACTAGGAGGAATATGAAGGTAGCAGATTTTGATAGTGTTAGAGAAAAAAATACGCATGTTAAAAACTATGTTATGGCAGAGTTTGTCGCAGTTCCCCCAGACTTTGACTGCATAAGTCATCTATCTATGAGAGAGCATATTGGTATGTTTGCTATCAAAGATATAGATAAGGATCAAGTTAAAATAATATCAGATGCAGTTGCGGGGTCCGCTGTATTCACTACTATGAACAATGCATTGCTTAATCCTACATCATGCTTCTTCTTTCTTCAATTGATGACTGAATTAAATTTGATCCTAAAGAAGATTGATAATCCTCTTAGAAGAAGTCAAGACGAATATAAAAGATTCGCACAACGATACGAAGAGAGCAGAATGTCTTATATTGCTGGGCAAGAGGTTGAACGTATAAGTTTTCTCATTGTCAACATAGTACCATTATTGAATCAAAGCATAATTGATGAAGCATGGGATTCAATCCTTGAGCTGAGTCAATTTCAAAAGGAGTTAAACGAAACCAACTATAAATTCGATTAAGGAGGATGTATGAAGAAATTTTTGAAATGGACAGGCATCGTAATCTTCGTTCTTAGCACTTTCATACTTGTGGCGATTGCTCAGGCAGGTGTTGATGCAGTTCAGATTGGTGAAGTCACTTGTATCAAAAGAATGATTGATGGGAATGATGTTATTAAAATAATTCGAGTTCAGGATCCCGAGAATCCATTCGTTTCCATCTTCTTCACAACTGTAAAAAGTGGCAAAGTATTCGCTCTGGCAGATCCCAGCAACACTTCAATTGCTGCCAGACTGACCGGAGACATTCCTGTTGATAAAGATGGTAAACAGATCATCAATAAAGAAGCGAATAAAGACATTGCTCACATAAGCAAATCAATTGGATCTAAGGTCATGAAGATTGCAAGGTTTTATGATGTGAAGATGAACACTCTAACTTACCTGGTCTATACAACCAAACTGTTAGATGGTTCATTAAAACATTCGTTATCAGTTGTGCCGTTAGGAAAACCCCTGGCTCCCTGATCAACGACGGCAAAAAGGAGTCACCCTGATACTATGGGCGACTCCTTTTTTTGCTTGTCGGGCTCAACTTTATACGATAAAGAAGTTCAGTTCAATCTGCTCAACAGTTCTGGTAGGCTCTAAGGTTACGTTGACGTGGAATCTCTTCGTACGTCTTTCGTAATCTGTTGCGCTTACTTCCACTGAGTAGTTTGTTAGACCACGTTTCATTCTGATAACTTCAAGGAAGTCAATCAGTCTACCTGAAACAAGACTCCAGGTAATTTCATCATTTTGCTCAAAGATGAAGAAACGGCAGAAGTCCTCAAATGCTCTCTTGATGTACAGAACAAGTCGAACGATGTTCAGATCTTGTAGAGCACTTGCCTTAGCTTGAGATGTTAACTGACCCCATACAACATAACCCGGATTGAATTTCACAATTGGGTTCAGCTGTTTTAGATACAGTTGGTCTCTCTGACCAAGACGAGGATTATAACGAAGTTCTTTAATTGTGTCGATTGCAGCTCTATTGAAACCAGCTGCTGCGAACCAAAGCTCAGCAACAGTATCGTTTCTTGGTAGGATATAAGACATATGATAAATCGGTGAGAACCATACATCTTGTCCTGTAAATGCGTCATATACTTTATTGTAACATTCATATAGAGCAACGAAGTAATTATTGAATGTATTGACATTAGTTCTTGTTGAAAGTGCTAGATTCGAAGTAGAATTGTCGCCATTGTCAAGAATACCAACACAGTCACGTCTTGTCTGACAAAGTGTACTGATTGCAGTTTTTACATCTGATGGATAACCGCAATCAAATACCATTGAGAAGTAAGTATTTTCATTGTCGAGTACGTTATCGTCAATGATACCACTATAGGCTTGGTTCAGTAATTGTGTAGCTTCTGCAGAATCTAATGATCCGTCAGCTTGTAATAGATCACCATCACTACCTTTTCTCATTGGCACAGGATCAGCATTTGTGAATGCTGCGGCAACAGATCCGTATGATTTCTTAATACGATACTCAATTTGAGAAGCATCATCGAAATCAGTTACGTTACCATTCCATGAATTAGTTGATAATGAAACTTCTGAATAAACAGAAACTTCTTCACTATCAATACCGCCTGCAAGACCCATCCAACCCCAGATTTCAACTCCTCTTGCATCCTTAGCAACAACAACATATTCTCCTGTTCCTGTTCCTTCCCAGTCAGCAAAGTTTTGTTTGATATCTGTGATAGTTGCAGAACCAGCTGTAGTAACAGCAGTGACATTTGTATCAATGTCTTTATCATAGAATCTAATATTTTCATCATATCCAGCAGATAGACGATCCGTATCTTGATCAATCCACATCTCTGCCCTTAACACCGCTGAATATGTGTTTAGCACATCGACAATCCAGATTGATTCCCCCGCTGTGTCTCGAGCAAATTGCTCAAATGAAACTCCAAAGGATTCAATAATTGCATCTTGTCCATCTGTTTGTCTCTCGTAGATGTCGATGATATACTGATCCCAGAGGGTTGGGTTAGACACTTCTGTAAGTCTGATTCCTAATTTGTTATACCATTGACCTCTTCCGATTGGATACAAGAAACAAATTGGATATGCAGTACCATCTTGCTGTAGATTGGTTTGAAGTTCATCTGTGTCATTCATTCCTTCTACAAATGTAATTTGGTATCCTGCAGTTGAGTCGCCTGGTGCAACTGTGGCATCGATCCTAATGTTTGAATACGTAGCATTATCAGGAAGAGTTCTCATGAAATATAAAGATCCCGATTCTCCTAAATAGTTGTACGCACAATAAGGACCTTGTCCATAATTTTTACCATACGTCGAAATGTTTGGCT